AGCATTTAGAATGATGCAAGGTGGATACCCACGAGCAACTATCGCAATTGAAGATAGAACAGGTAAAATTTTATTCAAAGAAGGATTTGTAAAAGAATCAGTAAACGAAGGTATGTTTAAAGTAATCGACCAAATTAGACAAGATTCTAAAGACGCGAGAGATTTTATCAAGAATGTATTTTCAGACCCAGACTTTAAAGACATGAGAAAAGACAAAGAGTTTTTAAAGTATCTTAAATCTATCTACGAGGGATTTTCATCAGACGCTCAAAGAAAAGCGGCATTCGCAAATGGATATGAAGAAAAGGGTAAAAAGAAAAAAGAATCAATTGAAGAATATGATGTAGAAAATTATCAAGATGTCAAAGAGTTTATAGAATTCATGAAGGAACAGAATAGTGACATTTACGCACTTAACCCAACTTTACAAGAAGCAGAGTATCAGGGTAGAGATGTCAAGCTTGGTAAAATAATGCAAGGTGATGTTAAAAAGTTTAAAGTCTATGTTAAGAATCCAAAAGGAAATGTAGTGAAAGTAAACTTTGGTCACAAAGGTAAGGGAAATGAAAAGACAATGTCTATCAAAAAAAATAATCCTGAAAGAAGAAAAGCATTTAGAGCAAGACACAATTGTGATAATCCTGGACCGAGACATAAAGCAAGATATTGGTCTTGTAAAAAATGGTAATCAATTTCATTAAATTAATTTACATATTTATATAAAACTAAAAAACAAGTTATGAAGTACATTCACACTTATAAGCTCGAAGAGGGTAAATCCTTTAACGACTTAGAACTCCTAACACAATTACTTAGTGTTGTAAAACTCAGGGTATCAAGTCCCTCTGAAAAAATCATGTTGTATGTAGACACTTATACTTTAAACGAGTATAAAAAATTTGGTATGGATACTTTATATGATGAAGTCAATACTGAGGTACTTGACAAATATCCAAGTGATAAGATTTCTAAAGATTATTGGTCTTCGCCAAAGTTATGGGTAATGAAACACCAAGAAGAACCTTTCCTTATGTTAGATACTGATTTAGTACTACACAACATAACACCTGATATATTAGAAAGAGCACAAGTATCATTCTTACATACAGAATCACCAACAACATACGCATTTCCATCAGTCTTAAATAAACCAAACGCTTTTAAGTGGACTGATTGGGATGTGATGGCATTTATAAACACAATGCCTGCAAATTGTGCAGCTATTTGTTTTACAGATATTGAATTTTTAAAAAAGTATACAGACAAGTACTTTAGATTTGTTCTAAATAATAAAGGTGGTTATTCTGAAAAGTTTTTCGAAAAATCGGAGTTTACAGATAGTACTGCACCACAAATTACAATCGAACAATGGTTACTAAGTGCTATGATGTTCCAAGAAGAATATGATAATACTGGTGCACGAATATCAAGAGAAACCCCATTTCAGTCTCAGTCATTAACTAACGCATTATCAACGCCATTAGGATTTCAACACCAAATTTGGAATATACCATCAGCACAAGTTATGAAAGAGTTGGGTGCACAGATATTTCATCTATGGGGTGCAAAAACATTTTATGACAAAGCTGAAAAAGAAAACAAACCCGAACTATATGAAGTTTGGAATAAAATTAAAGAAGATTTGATTGGAGCAAATAACGATTTCATTCAACTTCTTAAAAAAGATGAGTACTACGATATCTTAGAAAAGTTAGAAGATAATTGTAGAGAAATCCCAAAATCAACTAATTAAATTAATTTACATATTTATATTAGTAATCAAAGTTTAATTAATAATCAAATAAAACGGAAAAATTATGACTACAATTTTTATTATTTTAGGTGTACTACTTGTCGGAGCAGGTGTATACTATTACTTTTACAAGCAAGGTAAAATTAACGACAGAGATGGTGACTACATTCCAGATGAAGTAGAAGATACTATCGAAGACGCTAAAAAAGTTGCTAAAGAAGTAAAGAGAAGAGCAAAAAGAGTTAAAGAAGAGCTCGGTGATGTTGCTGACGCAGTAAAAGAAGTCGGTAAACAAACTAAAGATGTTGTCTCAGCTGCAAAAGGTAAAAACCGAAAAGGTAGAAAACCTCGTAAAGCAAGTTCAGGTTCAGGTTCAGGTAGAGGAAGAGGAAGAAAATCTTCAGGTTCAGGTTCAGGTAGAGGACGCGGAAAAAAATAAACTCATAGGAGTACATAGTAATGGGACTATTTAAAAAGGCTGGAACAAAACTCCAAAACTTAATAATTATTGTCCTCTGTATACTTGTCTTACTCAAAACTTGTGGTGGTGGTGACGATGTTACTACTGAAAAGATTGTTACTAAAATCGAAACACGATATGACACTCTAACAGTAGAAAAAAAAGTTTATGTACCAAAATACAAAACAAGAATAGAGACAAAGACTGTTACAGATACAGTAGTATTAAAAACTAAAATCGACACCCTCGAAATCTTAAAAGATTATTATAGCAAATATGTCTATCAAGATACTCTTAAGTTAGATTCGTTGGGTTACATTACTATTATAGATACAATATCTCAAAACAAGATATTTAGTAGAAACTTTGACTCCCAAGTATTAATACCAACTACAACCATTACTAATGACATTTACCTCAATAAACCAAAATTGTTTGGTGGGGTAAGTGTCGGTGGTAATTCTAAGCAAATAAACTTTTTATCTGGAGACTTACTTTACAAATCTAAAAAAGATAATGTATATGGAGTAGGACTTGGTGTTAATCAGAACTTCCAACCAATAGTAATCGGTAGAGTCTATTGGAAAATCTCGTTCAAGGGGAAAAAGTAAATGTATGCAAAAGAATATCAAACAAATCATAAAGGAAGAGTACTTAAAGTGTGCTAAAGACCCCGTCTATTTTTTTAGAAAGTATTGTTATATTCAACACCCATCTCGTGGTAAAATTCTTTTTAATTTATACGACTTCCAAGAAGACTTAATGTCGGCAGTTTCCGATAATAGATTTAATGTAATTCTTAAATCACGACAATTAGGTATATCAACACTATCAGCCGGATATTCTCTCTGGCTTATGTTATTTCATGAAGATAAAAATGTATTAGTAATTGCAACTAAACAAGAGGTTGCAAAAAACTTAGTTACCAAAGTTAGATTCATGCATCAGAACTTACCATCTTGGTTAAGAGGTAATACTGAGGAAGATAACAAGTTATCATTAAGACTTAGAAATGGTTCTCAGATAAAAGCAACATCTGCTGCAGGTGACGCAGGTCGTTCTGAAGCATTATCTTTATTGGTAATTGATGAAGCTGCGTTTATCGATAATGTAGAAGAAATTTGGACATCTGCACAATCAACACTATCAACTGGTGGTGGGGCAATCGTATTATCTACACCAAATGGTGTCGGTAACTTTTTTCACAAAATATGGTTACAAGGACAAGCAGGTGAACAATGGAATCCGATAGAACTACATTGGAGTGTTCATCCAGAAAGAGATGAAGCATGGAGAGAACAACAAACAAAGTTACTTGGTGAAAAGGGAGCAGCACAAGAATGTGATTGTGATTTTATCAGTTCTGGTTATACAGTAGTAGAAGGTTCAACATTAAAATGGTATGAAGAGACGCATGTTAAAGACCCTATTGAAAAAAGAGGTTTTGATGGTAATTATTGGTTATGGGATTACCCTAACTATTCTCGTGATTATGTTGTTGTGGCTGATGTTGCTCGTGGGGATTCTACTGACTATTCTGCGTTTCATGTCTTTGATGTTGAGACTGTGGAACAAGTTGCTGAATATAAAGGTAAAATTGAAACAAAACAATATGGTGCATTTTTAACATCGGTTGCAACTGATTGGAACAATGCATTACTTGTAATTGAAAACGCAAACATTGGTTGGGCAGTAATTCAAGAAGTTATAGATAGAAACTACCAAAACCTATATTATTCATACAGAGATTTAGGTTATGTTGATGAAGATATTCATCTCAGAAAAGGTTTTGATTTAAAAAGAAAAGACGATATGGTTCCTGGGTTCTCAATGACAAGTAGAACTCGTCCATTGGTTATATCTAAATTAGATACTTATATGAGAGAACGAACACCATTGATTAGGTCAAAAAGATTAATCGATGAGTTGTTTGTTTTTATATGGAATGGTAGTAGAGCAGAAGCTCAACGAGGTTATAATGATGACTTAGTAATATCTTTCTCAACAGGTCTTTGGGTTAGAGATACGGCATTGAAGTTAAGACAACAAGGTATGGACTTAACAAGAACTACATTAACCCACATAAAAAGGAATCAACCAGGTGCTTATAACAATAGAAACCTTGGAATAGACCCTTGGAAACAGAAAGACCAGCATGGTAATGACCAAGATTTAACTTGGTTGTTATAAAATTTGGAAATAAACTATTTTTTTTGTATATTTATAGAATGTATAAGTATACAATATAATTAGAAGTAGAAAATATGGCAGATAAATCATTATTTGGTAGACTAAAGAAATTATTCAACACCCAAGTTGTTGTTCGTAGAATTGGTAAAGGTAACACACAAGCTATCGATACTCAAAGACTACAATCACAAGGTAACTTGAGGAGTTCGTCCTATTATGATAGGTTCGGTAGATTACACACTACAAGAAAGCATTGGGAAACTTACAATAACCAATTCAACTACCATTCAAATAAATTAGAATTATATACAGATTATGAAGCGATGGATAAAGATTCAATCATCGCATCTGTATTAGATATATACTCGGATGAATGTACCCTAAAAAATGATATGGGTGATGTTCTTAGAATTAAGACGAATGACGAGAATGTAAAAAAGATATTACAAAACCTTTTCTATGATGTACTGAATATAGAGTTTAACCTTTGGTCTTGGATTAGAGGTATGAATAAATATGGTGATTACTTTTTACATCTTGATATTGAAGAAGGTGTGGGTATTGTAAACGCATCACCAATGTCAGCATATGAAATAGAAAGAGAAGAAGGTTTTAATCCAGAGAATCCTTATGAAGTTAGATTTAAGTTAGGTTCAGCTGGCGCAGCTCATGGTGTCGCATCTAACAAACAAGCAGACTATATGGAGTTTTATCAAATGGCACACTTTAGATTAATGTCAGATACAAACTTCCTTCCATATGGTCGTTCTCTAATTGAAGGTGCAAGAAAAACTTGGAAACAATTAACTCTTATGGAAGACGCAATGATGATTCATAGAATTATGAGAGCGCCTGAGAAAAGAGTATTCAAAATTGATGTAGGTAACATTCCACCTAATGAAGTTGATAATCACATGAGAAGTATTATTGACCAAATGAAGAAAGTTCCTTACCTCGACCAAAATACAGGTGACTACAATCTTAAGTTCAACCTTCAAAATATGTTAGAAGATTACTATCTACCTGTTAGAGGTGGACAAAGTGGTACTGAGATTGATTCCCTAAGTGGAATGGAGTTCGGTGGTATTGATGATATTGAATATCTAAAGAATAGAATGATGGCGGCACTTAAAGTTCCAAAAGCATTTATTGGATATGAAGAAGGTGTTGAAGGTAAAGCAACATTAGCACAAGAAGATATTAGATTCGCAAGAACTGTTGAGAGATTACAAAAAATTGTACTATCTGAATTAACAAAGATTGCAATCATTCACTTATACTCACAAGGATATGAAAATGCAGACTTAGTTAACTTTGAATTAGAGTTGACTAACCCATCAATCATATACGAACAAGAGAAAGCAAATCTTTGGACTGAAAAAACAAGACTTGCAAGTGATTTAAAAGACCTTAAGATGGTATCTCAAGAATGGGTGTATAAAAACATCTTTAATATGTCAGACGATGAATGGAAACTTGAACAAGGTAAGGTAATAAACGACCTTAAGTTAGGTTTCAGACATGAACAGATAGAATCTGAAGGTAATGACCCAATAAAATCAGGTGAGTCGTTTGGTACTCCACATGATTTAGCTATGATACAACAAAATGGTGATGGTGAAGAAGGTTCACAAAACGAATATGGTAATTCGGGTGTTCCAAGTAACCCTCCTGGTGCACCAGATGGTGGATTTGATGGAGCGGGAAGACCACCAAAGGCAGGGAACTACAAAACGGATGATAATCCATTTGGAAGAGACCCAATTGGACAGAAAATGAATAGAAGAGCGTCCAAGCCAGATACATCTTATAGTAAACATAAGATATCACCATTGGCATATGAACAAGCCGAAGCTATGAAAAGTAGTCTTAGTAAGATGAAGAGAAAAACAAGAAGTGTAATACTTGAATCTTTGAAAGATGACTCCAAACCTAATGATAAAGGTGGGTTGTTAGACGAGAACAATTTAATAGATGACACGATTTAGTTTTTTTTTAGATATTTATAGTGTAGTTGTTAATAATTAAGGTAATAAAAATGGGAAAATTAAAACATAGTAAATTTAAAAACACAGGAATTCTGTTTGAACTATTAGTTCGACAAATTGCCTCTGATACTTTATCAGATAATACCTGCTATGCAACTCAGATTATAAAAAAACACTTTAGAAAAGGTTCTCAACTCGCAACAGAGCTAAAATTATATCAAGCTCTTACAAAAGAGAACTTTGACTCTCAATATAAAGCACAAGAGTTCTTAAACATTGTTTTAAAAGAACGAGCTAAGTTAATTGAAGGTACTTTAAAAAGAGAAAAGTACAATTTAATCAAATCTATAAAAGATTCATATCTTATTGAAGACTTTTTTAAATATAGAGTTTCAAATTATAAAGAATTAGCATCTGCATACAAATTATTTGAAAATAGTGAATCACAATCACCAAAAGAATATGTAGAGTGTAAGAATACAATCTTTGAATCAATAACAACAGATAAAGTTGTAATAACAGAGGATGTATCTAACAAAGAATATCAGAAACAACCAAAAGAGGTTAGACTATTAGCATATAAGTTCTTAGTAGACTCGTTTAATTCAAAATACTCAACTCTTTCAGAATCTCAAAAACTTATATTGAAAAATTACATCAATAACATTGACAATTCTCAAAATTTAAGAAAATTTGTTGTTTCTGAGGTAGCTAGATTGAAAAGAGAATTAAAATCTATTAAGATTTCCGATAAAGTTACTAATATTAAACTTAATGAAACAATAAATCTTATAAAAGAGTTAACTAAGCATAAAGTAGTTAACGAAAATCAAATATTAGCTCTATTAAGATATAATCAATTACTTGACGAATTAAGGAGAAGATAAATGTCTAAATTTTTACTTGAACAACTCGATAAAAGATTCGAGGAATTGGAAGAAAAGAAAACTGTTCTACTTGGACAAGAAGAAGAGGAAGAAGAAACTAAAGATGAAGCCAATGTTACAGGTAATTTAGATGGTGGCGCAGGTCCACCAAAAACTCCTTATGCGTTTGCAAAAAGTGAGGACGATATGGACAATGACCACATAGAAGTATTTGGATACAAGAAATCTAAGAAGTCAAATAAGAATATTAAGAAATTAGAATCTGTTAGTAAGATTGAAGCTAAGTTAGAAAAAATAGTTGAGGCTAGTTATCGTGATTACAAACGAGATGACTCTATGAAAGCTCATCAAAAAGTAAATACTTCAATTAAAGAGATTAATAGATTGATGTGGGAAATTACAAAGATTGTAAATCAGAACTCTAAACTAAAAACTGAAACGGGTGTACATACTGGTCAGTATTGGAAGTCTACTCAAAAAAGATTTGGTAAGATTTCTGAAAGAATGTTAAAAGTTGCACGACAATTAAAAGAATTGAGTGCTTAATATGTCTTGTGGGTGTGAAAATACAAAGGTGACCTTGAAAGAGGAGTTGGAAATCACAGATATCCAACAAATACGAAAGTTAATTCGTCATGAATTAGCCAGAGTATTCTTTGATTTATATCGTAAGAAAAAACAATGGGAAGGCTAGATGAAATCACTTTTAATTGATACAATGATATTTGAAGTAACTCCTACTATGTTGGCAGAGGCTAAATCTGAACATGGTAGATTTCTGGTAGATGGTGTTTTACAAAGAGCAAACGCTAAAAACCAAAATGGACGAGTATATCCAAAAGATATATTAAGAAGAGAAGTTACTAAGTACTTAGGAAAAGAAATCGCAGAGAATAGAGCGTATGGTGAATTAGACCATCCAGAATCATCAGTAGTTGAATTAAAAAACACTTCACACATTGTAAGAAATGTAAAGTGGAGAGGTGATGATGTAATCGGAACAGTAGAAATTCTAAACACACCATCAGGAAAAATATTACAAGAAATTATAAAAGCAGGTTGTACTGTTGGTATCTCTTCAAGAGGTATGGGTTCTGTAAAACAGATAAGTGAAGATGGGACTGTTGCAGTAGAACAAGACT